GTGTCCGGGGTTGTTAACGAAAAGTTCGCAAACTCCCCGCCCCCTTTCACTTTTCCCTCGGGATTCCATTCTCATCGCATCCTCTCCTGATAACTCCGCGTTCTCGTTCGCTCTTGGCCTCATGGCAAGGGATACAGAGCGCTCGCTTGTTCGAATCATTGTCTGTGCCGCCTTTGAATAGCGGGATTGTGTGATCTATCTGAAGGTCTAGGGTAACTGTGCCGCATTGCTGGCATGTGTACTTGTCTCGGAGCTTTATTCGCTCGCGATCCCTGACGCCTGCTCGCCCTCTCAGGCGCTTGTCATCACCCGGGCGCTTTGTCCATGGCTTCACGTTCCAGCTCCTCAGCGCACCCACGTAGCTGCTTTGCCAGCAGAATCAGCTGCATTCCCTTCTCTTTCACGCATGCACGGTTATATGACTTTGCTGATCTGTCCATGTCGTCGGCTTGTGCTCGCCATTTAGCGGCGAGTTCACTAGACATGGCTTTGCGCGCTACTGTGCCGGAGTAACAATCTCGCCACTAGGTTTGCAGTCAATCTGGAACGTGACCATGGTCTGCGTGATCACGCCACCTATACTGCCTGCATAGTGACGTACACAGTCTTTGTCCAGGTTCGACAGCGCATGGTCAATCTGTGCCGTGGCGCATCCTGATAGCAGGAATAATGGCAAAAGAATGAAACTTTTCATGATAATCCTCCACTCCAGTTTTCATCACGAAGCCTGCGCGCATTCTCAGACCACGCAACGCGGCCAAACAGGTGCACCGCTTCGTAGATTGAGCGCACCGTAATGTCGTCGCAGCCGAGGTGAATCATCGCCTCGCGCAGAATGTTGTCAGCCATGTCGCGTGTCATGAACTGAATGCGATAACCCCAATCATGGATCACCGCAGCAGGGCCGTACTTGCCCCAAGGCGGATATAGAGTCCACACCTCGCGCGGGGTCGATGCGAAGTCTGTATGGAATCCGGCCGGCACTGTCAGCAGTGCGCCGTACACGTCTGACTGATAGCGAAAATCCTTACCCAGCTTCCACAGCACTCCATCTGATAGCGGTGTAACTTCAAGCTGATCGAGGAAGGCGCTCATGGTGGATCGGCCTTTACGGAAACTTGCTCGCCTGCCGCGAGCGGAATAGTTTTATCGGAAGTCGGCAATGGCGCTAGTTTCTCTTGAGCCTTGGCCGCTGTTACAGCCATGGTAGAAATAGTATCCGCCTGCTTCTTTGCCTCTTGGCTGGTGCGGAAGAACCAACCAATGATGATGCCCACCTGAAGAAGAACCGCGCCAGTTATCTGGGAAATGTTGCTCGTGTTCTCGGTCGGAATTTTGTAGAAAACGAACGCTATGGTCAGCGCGTACAACTCTCCGATCAATGCCAATGCAATCAATCCGCCAAAAATGTTTAGGCGGTCTTGCTGCCTTCTTTCGTCTTCCACGCTCATGCGTACTTCGCAAGCGCTGCGTTGTAAGCTTTGAGCAAGTCGATCATTCGGTTTTCATGCTGACCATAGCCGGCGCCAGGTAGGCTTGCCCATTCTTTCGAGCAGACCGCTATGGCTTGTTCTATATCACCCTCGGCCAGAGGATCAATGGCGCCGCGCGAACGTACAAGCTCAATAGCGGCCTCGTCCTGACTCTCTGGCGAGAAATCTTTCAGCCCGAGTTCGCCAGCAACGCCAAGCCAAGTGCCGCGGATGATCTGGTAGCGGCCGGCTGCGGTGCTGTTCAGCGCATGGTTCAGTATTTGCGGGTGTTTGGCATAGCTGTCGAATAGCAACGGCTTGGCTGGTGTCGAGCCGACAAGCACGTTGTAGCCGTCGTCAGACGCAGCAAGCAGCGCCGGCCCAATCTCGCTGTACGCAATCATGTCGAGGAACGCCAGTGCTTGAGGCGCCCAGCCGTCCGCAACGGTCAAACGCGCCATATCAAAGCCCTCGATACCGAAGTGGCTGGCTATCATGCTGCCGGCCAATGTTGCGCATAATGCGAATTCAACCCAGAACACTACCGTTTCCACCCACAAAGGCGAGCGCCATTCTTATCGTGCTCGAGAATCTGGTGAGCGGTATCCGTGGTGAGCTTGTCCAGCGGCGAAACGAGGATCGGGCGTGCCTCGGCGCAGAATTCTGGATGCGGCTGCGGCTTTGGCCCTGATGGGAGCGCGCAACCGACCATGAAAAGTACAAAACAACCGCACCAGAACAGCGTCGGTCCTATTTCTTTGACCATTCTTTCAGCTCCGGCGTTGTCTTGCGGCCGTTAATTGCTGCCTCAACTGCGCTGATGCGCTGTTTCAGCGCGTCAATCTGTCTAGTCGTTTCCGCTACATCGCGCTGCGCGTCAGATGTGCGATAGGTAGCAACAATCTGCGTTTGCAGTGAAGTAATGCGCTCATCAATCTGCGCCAAATGGACATTTGCCGAAAGCGCGGATTGCCCAACCCAAAACATCACCGCCAAAACCAAGGCAAGTAACCCACTCTGCAAATGTCGTTCCCATACCCGTACTCCCTCACCTTGCCTGCGCTCGAGAGGGTCATAAAGGGTCATAGGTGCGCCTTAATGTAGACTTTGGCTCATATATGAACCTGACGTGTCGAGGAATCGACTTTTCTCGCACTGGAACAACGCGCTTTGCTGAGAAACATAAGCGGAACCAAGCGCGCCGCCATAGCCCTTGAGCCTGACTATCTCGCTTTGCTGCTCACAAATCGTATAGACCGCTACAATGAGCATAGCTAGGGTGATGGCCAGAACGAATTTCATCCGAGCTATCGAAAGCGTGACTTCACGCAAGAAATTGCCACCGCCACTATCCAGACTAGGAATATCAGGCGATAGATGTTCATTGATTAGCCAGACCTGAATTTATTGCCTTTGCTTGCGTTTTGCGAACGCGTCAATAGCTGCATATTTGTGAAAACATGCAATCCGCAAACTGTTTTGCCGTTCAGTGGAATTACGTGATCAACTTCCATTCCGCGGTGCATTGCTTCGGCATAAATTAGTTCGATCAATTCCTGATCTGCCCAAGATGGCGTTGCGAGCGAAGTGATAGCGCGCCGCTTAGCCGACCATTGCCGCCATAGAGCCTTAGTTTCCGGCCTTGCGCTCCAAAGTTTTTTATACCGCGATACAGCATCCGGATTCTTTCTACGCCATTCTGCAGTAGCGGCACGCCCTATCGATGGCGATTTTGCATGCCGTGCTCGTGATTGACTGCGCTCGATCTCCAGTCTTTGTGAGCGCCATTTAAGCCGCGTCTCTGGATTTTTCTCGCGCTGAATTCTTGATTTCTCCGCGGCGCAGGAATGACATATTGCATTCAGCCCGTTCCTGCGGCTTTTTTGCGGAGTGAAATCACAAAAATGCTTCAGCCGAGCACACTTTGAACAATAGGCAATCGACAATGCCTCAACGAGTTTACGAGTAGCCAATTTCATATATCAATCATCATTGGCTAGAGAAAATCTTGATCTGGCGTTCTTATATTTTCTGCGTAAAAAAGATCCGAGGCTGCGCTTTTCATATTTGCGACATAAATATGCCAGTGTCAGAGGCATTTCACAGAACTGGCCGTCGCGCACTTCATTCAAGACCACAACGCCGCGCCAATGCGCGTTCGCCATTCCCTTGTAATCTTCGTCGTGCAAATAAGCGGACCCGGCAACTATGCCGTGTCGAATCCTGCCGGTCGCGTATTGCACATTGCCTTGCAATAGCCCCTGCACATGACCCTGCACGAAGCTCGTGCCAATCTTTGATAGGCGATTATTGATCGTGCCGCCTATCGGTTTACCAGTGTTCGGGTTCGCGAAATAGTGCGCGTAGCTGATGCCGTCGATCTCTATGGCCATTGGGCTTCCGCAGTAGTAATCCACCACTTCCCAGCCGAGCTGCCTGTCCACGAATTGATGAAAACCGACCGCGCCCGCCCATTTCGGATTGGCTCCCAGTGCGCGTGTAAGGCGAAATTCGTGGTTCCCGCGCAACAGCACCTTGCGGCCTTTGAACGAGCCGTACGCCTTCGCCAGGCGGCGCAGCGCATCGTTTCCAGCCTGTAGGTCGTCCTCGTAGCGCAGCCCTTCCATCTCTTTCGGGCTGGCGTAGCCGGAAAGGCTTTCAAAATCGTAGTGGTCGCCAAGATGCACGAGCACGTCAGGCTTGTAATCAGCTATTGCTTGCCCGATCCAATCGAAGTGATCGAGCGGCACGCCCGGCTTGACTTGTGTATCCGGTAGGCAAAAGTGCCGTTTCATACGTCCGGGTAGCGAATTTTCGCCGGGCCGTCGAATATCGTGTCAGCAACTAAGCGCAGGAATTCGCTAACGATTGCGACGTCACGCTGCGGGTAGATCGCTCGAACTGCGTCCCCCGTTGGGGCGTTGCGAACAGTGACTGCGAAGACACCCTCTTTCTGATATAGCTTCGATAGGCTCGCCGCACAAGCGTCTAGCTTGTCCAGCGTGGCGCTCATGCCGTTTCTCGCAGCAACGTCGAGCGCAAACCTTCCTCGGCAGCGCGGAGCAGTTCTTCCGGCGTTTCGAAGTCGTTTGTAATCTCGCAATCCACCAGCGCGCGATCCAGAGGCAATTCGCTCACATGCGAATCGGCACCACCGTTTGACCAACGGTGCAGGCGGATGACGTGACCGCCAGCCTCATGGATCGCGCGCGCTTCGTTCGGGAAGCGGACATCGCTGATAACGGCGCGACCAGCACCGGCTACCTTACGCATCGCTATCTTGACCCAAATCTGATGATCGATAAGCTCGCGACCCCAGGCCGTCCCGAGCGTTTGAAGCATATGCCTCGGCGTGACTCCGTTCAGCCATGCGATAGGCGATTCTTTCTCTATTTCCAATTGATCAAGCGAGCCGCCGAGCAGCTTCGCAATGAACTCGCGCATAGGTTCGGCAAATGATGTGTGCAACAGGCCATAGCGTTCCGCCAGCATATTCGCCAGCAAGGTTTTCCCGCTGCGCTTGCCGCCGCATAGC